AGTGCCGAAGCATAAATATCCCCTTCCGGTAGGAAATGCCTAACTATCAACAAGGAAAAATATACAAAATTACAAGTACCATGACCGACCAAGTCTACGTCGGATCTACCGTTAAAAAAAACATAAACATACGTTTCAATGAACACAAAAGAAATTATAAACAATATCTTAAACAAAAGTTCCATGCAAACATGTCTAGTTTTTTAATGCTGCAGTACGAGGATGCCAAGATTGAACTTATTGAGGAGTACCCATGTAACACAGTAGAACAACTATATGCTCGTGAACAACACTGGATAAGTACATTACCTACTGTGAATAAACATAAGGCTATCCTGACACCACAGGAGCATAAGCAGTACCATGCACAGTATTTTCAAGATCACAAATCGGAACGTAACGAGTATAACAAGAGAGTCATCACATGCGAATGTGGCATGACAAGTACGTACCGTCATTTAGCCAAGCATAAACGCAGTCAACGGCACTTAAATGCATTTAATGATACATTAGTAACCACGAATGAGTAGCTCCTATCATAAAACGTATTACCAGGCACACCGTGCTGAGATGATTGCAAGACAACAAATCTATTACCGAGCTAATAGAGAGAAGTATCTACGGTATATGGAAGACTACAATAAGGAATACTATAAGCAACATATACAACACTGCCGTACATTTTGTAAGAAAGGCATAGAGGTACGTGACATTTCACGTCCATGTAAAGCCCTGGAGCTACGTAGGGAGATGTCCAAAGCAAAAGAGGAACCCAAGAAAGAGGATCCCAAGAAAGAGCTTAAAGACCTGCCAAAAACACCCTTGAAAGTTCCTAGGAAATATAAGAAAAAAGACGTTCAACAATTGGTCATTACCCGTGGGGAGTTTACACTATGCTTTGATTAAGGTACCCAATAGATAATATAAGAATCGTATAACATATGATGCCTATATCATCCCAATCCTCCATCTACCTATTAAAAGATAATCCGCCCTCCTATATCATAATGATGACCGATGTGTTTTCTTTTTCCATGCTGAAACGTTTGATGGCGGATCCCACCACGTTTATCCACCACCTCGGAATATAACTTCTCTGCAGCACCCGCCAGGTCCGTTAACTCACGCCCCAAGTACTTACTAAGTGACGGTGTCTCCTCTACCAACTTCTTAATGTCCTGTTTCAAAAAGCTACTTGCCGCAGGCGTAACAAGACCCGAACCCTTAAGACTCCCCAACAAGAAGTCCTGGCAATTATTTTCCCACGCATCATATTTGTAGTACTTTTCACCCATCTCTTTTTCTGCATTACCAATGAAATCACCCATTTTTAAAGACCGTCGTACAGGTATCTGAAGGGCCTCGGCATTTGGTCTGCGAAAGTCTGCATCCTTGACAGGGCCGATTTTAGGAACGGATTCCTTTTCATAGGTATACTTGTTATTAATAATCATATACACGTGAAACAACTTGTCCATCCCAGCCTTATGCTTGATATCTTCCCAGTTCCCAGCAGTCAGCACATTAATGGCACCCGTCGCTAGATGATCCAAGGGTGACCGATACACGGTAATACTCTTAATCGGTTCATCCTGATGTGCCTCCATGAACTTACGAAAGGCTTTAGGTAGCTTTGGTAACATCCATTGAATGAGGCCACCGATAAATTTACGTTGAACTACGACAGGTTGCAACTCAGGCTGCTTTTTATGAATGTGATGCATTCCATCGGCCTTTAACATTATACTATTAGTAGATATAATGTCGCTAGATGGCATTACTCAGACCTTCATTCCGTATTCTGTTGATGGACTGCAAACAATTGATGCTAGTGTAATCTATGATAATGGTACTAATATCACAACACAATTTGTTCCCTATAGTGGGGCCTTAGGAGATGTTAACATTAGCCCATATCGTCTCACCAGTAAAAATCTAACAGTAAATCCTGGTATCGCTCCCATCACAGGTGCTACCTTACCTTATACAATTGCTACCGATGCCGCAGGCAACTTATATACTTACCGATTAACAAATGGCCTTATGACAGTAACGAATGGGCTGGTCGGTGTCACGGGTTCTATTGCTGGCTCTACAGGTGCTACTGGGTCTACTGGTCCTACTGGTAATACTGGTCCTACTGGCCTGCCTGGTACTGCTAGTGGGACAGGTGCTACTGGGTCTACTGGTCCTACTGGTAATACTGGTCCTACTGGCCTGCCAGGTACTGCTGTGAATACAGGTGCGACAGGTGCAACTGGAACAAACGGAACAAATGGAACAAATGGCGCTACTGGACCCACTGGACCCACTGGACCCGCTGGTGTAGTCGCTGGTACCAGCATCTACTACATTCGTGCAGTAGATGCTACTCTTTCCTCTCAAAGTCTTGGAACATTTCTTACACCGATCCATTTTAATTCTTCCACCATTGGTCGTAGTGGATTTACAGTAGACTCTACATATACGTATTTCACAGCTACTGTGGCAGCATATTTCATGATGACATTTACAGGTGTCATCGGTAACCCATCTGGCAGCTCTTCCTCATGTGTCAGTACATTTTTCATTAATACGAATCAGCAGATACAAACGGCAGTTACAGTACCTGCAGGATACAGCGAAACAAGCGTATGTACTGCCTATGGCTATTTAAATGTAGGTGATTATATCTATGTTGCCTTAGCAGGTACAGGATGCACTCTAATCGAACCCAATATGATTGTTTATAATGTAGGCTTGGTAGGACCTACTGGTGTCACGGGTGCCCCTGGTACCAATGGTGCCGCTGGTACAACAGGACCCACGGGCGCTGCTGGTACGAATGGTGCTACTGGTGCAACAGGACCCACGGGCGCTGCTGGTACCAATGGTACTGCTGGCGCAACAGGCGCAACTGGTCCTACTGGTCCTACTGGTCCTACTGGAATTCCTGGTACTGCAGTAAATACGGGAGCAACAGGTCCTCCTGGTATCGGTGCATTAGGGTCCTATTGCTCCGCATTCTACACAGGTGCGAATTATAATACTCTAACGGGTAATAATACCTTTCCTCTTAATACGATTTCTATTAACAACGGGTTCACTCTTGCAAGTAATGTATTAACATTTCTTAACACAGGTATCTATGAAGTGACTGGTACATTGTTCCTACAAAGTCTTGTTACATCCATACAAATATTCACGACATCATTCATCATTAATGGGACATATAACTATGTTGGCAGTCAAACGGTACAAATACCTGCATCCGCAGGAGGTCTCTATGCGGATGCATTTGTTACGAGTGCTGCCATTATTAGTGCTATCGCTGGTGACACGATAGGGTTTGCCTATCTTCCTGCAGCTGCTAATTCATTCTTTATTCCCTATAGTCCACTGCCATCTATCAATCTTATGATTAAACAAATTACTAATATTGGTCCCACGGGTGCAACTGGATCCGCAGGTACCGCAGGAGCAACAGGGGCCACGGGTGCAACGGGTGCCACGGGTCCAACAGGGGCAGCTGGATCCGCAGGTACCGCAGGAGCAACAGGGGCCACGGGTGCAACGGGTGCCACGGGTCCAACAGGGGCAACAGGAGCAACTGGTCGAACGGGTGCAACAGGCATGACAGGTGCATCAGGTACAGCAGGTACTGCAGGAGCAACAGGGGCAACAGGGGCAACAGGAGCAGCTGGATCCGCAGGTACCGCAGGAGCAACAGGGGCAACAGGAGCAACAGGAGCAACAGGAGCAACAGGTGCAGGTCCAACGGGGGCTGCAGGCCCCCCTGGTGGTAACATTGGGACACTGCCGAATCCGTTTAACATGGCGCTTGGTATGACAGGCTGCGTAGCAGTCTCAGATTACAGTTTTACACTTCCCTCTGACAGTCAGACAACACTCATTAACCGTGCTGCCGTCACAACAGGTAATAGCTTTTACTGCCCTACACCTATAGGCTTAGCAGATACTCTAATCTATGCTCCACCGCAAGACAATCTAATCATCACTGGTACTGTCACACCAAATGTGGCTGCTCCATCGCAGTTTTGGTGTATAGGAGTTCGTGGAGGTTCTGGGCCAAGCTCTGGCGCAACTGTAGCATCATTAGGTCCTAATTATGGCTTTGGTATTACTCCTGCGGGTGTGACTGGCTTTTATAACATTAGTATCTATGACCTGGACTATATAAGTGTCCATACCTATGCATTATATACTACTATTCCTGCCCCTGCTGCCCATACATCTGCTACCTATTATATCCATTTCACACAGTCATCCGTCTCCTATTACTGGAATGGTCAGCTCCTCTATGTTAATACTGCTCCCTCTTATTATGGTCCTACCTTACATGCTCCTTCTGTATTTTCCATATATGGTGCATTAGAAAATGTAGGCAGCATCATGACTGTCTCGGCAGGATACTCTGACCAATATCCAATCTATGCTACTCCTGCTACCTCTGGCAGTGTGACGATTACTGCAACAACGATTACCCAACAACTTACATTAAGCAGTCCTCCAAGCTACTGCTATACACCTCAGACCTTTCCAACCTGCTATCTTACCTGTAATGCTAACTTTGCCAACTATGCAAGTCAATTCATCGGTCTATCCTCCACAGGTCCCACAGGTAACAACTATGGCTTTACCTATTACACCGATACCCATTTATACGTGTCTTTAAGTGGTGTTAATGTACTTGACTTAGGTATCCCTACGTATCCTGGAACAGGTACATGGGCTACTACACCATCGTTACCGTTAGGACTTGAACTCACTTCGTCAGGAGTCGTCTTCTACTATAATGGGGCAGTCGTATACGCAGCACCAACGATTGCAGGGAACTACCAGGGCGTATTTCATCTAACAACCGTTAATGATTATGTTACTAATATAGATTATGGGTACTTTAGTGGTGCGGGTAATATCCCCTTATATGCAAACTGGACATGGGCCACTACTGGTACAACATGGTATGATAATACAGGTGCCAATGTTACAGATTTTACTACAGTACCCTATGCCTATTTAGATCCGACCTCAGGTACTGCAAATGCACGAAACAACTTTACTCTTACCGAACCTACTGTACTGGGACAAATGAAAGTTCCTGTCAGTGGTACCTATCTACTACAGTGGACATTAGACACCAGTGGATTTGGTGGACAGTATTATATGTTCATATCACTAAATGATGGTGCAAACGATGATGTAAGCTCAGGAGCATCCTATGCGGTTGCGAATACGAATGGGTCAGATGTCTGTTGTATCTCCGCTACTGTAAAAATATTAACATCCGACTACTTCAACATCGGTGTCAGCATGATTACAGCATCCGCAGGAACACCATCGAATCCGAGTGGATCTTTTACAATTAGTTATCTTTGTGCATAATAGACATGAGTTACAAGCCGTCACTCTCTACCATCCATGGTGTATTTACTTCCTATATTGCTGGTCAACATGACGTGGGTAAATCACCCTATGGCGCATTAGATACTGTGCCTTATATCGTATCCTATTTGCAGCAGACATCGTCCTCCCCTGCCTCTTCCGTCAATGCCGATACGATTGCTACTGTGAAAAATCATGAGAAGTCTATTGAGCAACTGACAAATCACATCTCACTTCTTACCATGCAACTTAATGCCCTTACTACGGCTAAGAAGTGATTTGTCCTCTCCACGTTTCGTGGACATGTCCGCAGCATTAATCACTCTTACCTGCGCCTTGGCCTTTTGTAACGTAGTATGCTTAGCATGAACGAATCCCGTATCCTTGTTCACGACTTTATATAGATGATGTCCAGCTGGATATATTCCCAATGGCATCTATTATGTCTACAGTTAGTAAATATGTTTTACTACAGTAATGGCAAACGCGTAGACATCTTTAACAAGAGGCCCCGTAATTTATCCGCAGGAGGACCCATAAAGGATGACCCTAAGATCCATGACAAGAAAAATGATACGGTTTCTTCCTGGCTAGAATATGGGTCCCTTGTGATACCCGTACCTGTCATGAGGTCTGGTATTATGAATAAGTACCATGGGATGATTACTGGCAAGAAGCAGTTGCACATGCACCAACTAGGAAAGACCATTGTTATGCCTGGTGAGATGGTAGTGAATAAGAAGTATGCTGGGTCAGTGGAACACTTCCTTAAAGAACATGGTATTACTCTTCCCTTAACGCCTGGACAAAAGATTCCCAAGTTTACATAGAATGAAAATCGTATACGGCGGGATAACAATTACGCAGGAAGATGTGGACCGATGGTGGGCAACCTTGTCCGAGGCTGAAAAACTGCATATTATGAAATGAACTAAAATTTACAGTATTTTAGTTTATTTATAAACAATAGAATGGACCGTATTGGTGTTAACATGAAACTACTTGCTGGTGCTACTAAGGAAGATATCCTGGATGCTATGAACATTACAAAGGTCGTTACCTTCATTAAACAAGATGAAGAGATTGAGGGTATCCGTGCCACTGGGGTATTTGAACCCGTGCTATTAAGTAAGGAAGAAATCGCAGTAGATACTAGCAAGGATGGCAG